TTGCCGTAAACGGAAATACAGCACTTCAACTAGCGAATCCTTTAGCTCAGAATGATGAAGTTCACGTTATAGTTGTTGACGAAAACGGTGGTTTCACTGGTAATCCTGGTGCTGTTCTTGAAGTCTTTAAGGGTCTTTCAAGAGCTACTGATGCGAAACTATCTGATGGTACAACAAACTATTATAAGGATGTAATCAATTCTGGATCAAATTATGTTTGGTTTGGTGTTGATCGTGTTGGTGCTCCATCAAATACAGCGGTTAATATCGCATCATCAACAAATCAGCTTCCACTTACACTGTCATTTGTCGGTGGTGTAGATTTCGATGAAACTGAAACTGGTATGCCATTTGCAGATATTGCAAAAGCATATGATCTATTTGCTTCACCAGAAGATGTTGATGTTTCACTTATCATGACTGGTATGTCCCGCGGTGGTATTAATGGAACTCAGTCAGGTAATTATCTGATTGATAACCTAGGTGAAGTACGTAAGGATTGTCTAGTTTTTGTTTCGCCAAATAAGGCTAGTGTTGTTAATACATCAACACCAGTTGAAAATATTCTAGGCTTCAGATCATATCTACGTTCATCTTCATACGCAGTTATGGATTCTGGTTACAAATACACATACGATAAGTATAACGATGTATATCGCTATATTCCTCTAAATGGTGATATCGCAGGTCTTTGTGCAAGAACAGATCATACTCGTGATCCTTGGTTCTCACCAGCTGGAACTACTCGTGGTAGTATCAACAATGTAATCAAACTTGCATTTAATCCAAATGGTGCCCAGAGAGATCAACTTTACAAGAATAGTGTCAATCCAGTAGTTATTATCCCAAGTCAGGGACCAGTACTTTATGGTGATAAAACTCTATTAAATAAGCCATCTGCATTTGATCGTATCAACGTTCGCAGACTGTTCCTTGTACTTGAAAAGGCAATTTCTACTGCTGCTAAATCACTACTATTCGAATTTAACGATCAATTTACTCGTGCACAGTTTGTAAACCTAATCGAACCTTACCTACGTGATGTTCAAGGACGCCGCGGCATTTACGACTTTAAGGTCGTATGTGACGATACAAACAATACTCCACAAGTAATTGATACAAATAGATTCGTTGGTGATATTTACATTAAGCCTGCAAGATCTATTAACTATATCCAACTCAACTTTGTTGCTGTAGGCACTGGTGTTGATTTCGCAACAATCACTGGGTAAGATATAAATAAAGATAAGGAGAGCTAAACATGGCATTTAATGTAAATGAAATTAAATCACATCTAAATCTTGGTGGCGCTCGTCCGACGCTATTCCAAGTTACACTTACTAGTCCTTTTGATCAGGGCTTAGCAGGTATTGCTTCATTCATGATTCAGGCGGCATCGCTGCCTGGATCAACTATCCAGCCAATTGATATTCCTTACTGGGGACGTAAAATCAAGATTGCGGGTGACCGTACTTTTGATGATTGGGCTGTAACAGTAATGAATGATGAAGATTTTAAAGTTCGCCATGGTCTTGAATTATGGCACAATAAAATCAATTCACTTGCTGGTAATCTTAACGTGACTGGTGGTTCAGAACCAAATAGATATAAGGCTCAAGCAACTGTTTCACAATATTCAAAAGTTGGAGTGGTTGTGAGAACCTATACTTTCTATGGACTATTCCCAACACAGATTCAACCTATTGATCTAAACTGGGATGCCACAAACCAGATTGAAACTTTTGGTGTAAACTTCTCATATGATTATTACGAAGTTACATCAGGTAATACTGGTACATTAAATTAATTTTGAATAAGTGAGAATAACATATTATGGCGCAAATTTTTGGATTTGAGATCAAGAGAAAAAACCCCGAGCCCATCTCATTTGCACCTAAAGCAAGTGATGATGGGGCGGTGGTTGTCGCCGAAGGCGGCATTTACGGTACTTATGTAGACTTAGACGGTTCCATTCGAACCGAAGCTGAACTAGTAAATAAGTATCGTGAAATGTCCTATCATCCAGAAATTGATAGAGCAGTCGACGACATCGTAAATGAAGTAGTAACACAAGAACCTGAAAATGAACCAGTTGAACTAATACTTGATGATATTGAAATTTCTGATCGTATTAAGAAACTATTCATTGATGAATTTAGAGGTGTGCTCAAGCTATTAGAGTTTAACTCACAAGGTTATGAAATCTTCAAACGTTGGTATGTCGATGGTAGATTATACTATCATGCTATTCTAAATGAATCACAACCTAAAGAAGGCATTATTGAGCTTCGTTATATTGATCCACGCAAGATCCGTAAAGTTAGAGAAGTAAAGCGTAAAAAATTAGTTGATAATATTCCAACTAATCAGACAAGTAAAGAATACTATATCTATAATGATAAAGGCTTTGCTAAAACTGCAGGTAACGTTTCTTCTATTCCAAATAATAGCGTCGGTGGTGTTAAAATCGCTCGAGATTCTATTATTCACAATACATCTGGTCTGACTTCAATTAACGGTGACTTGGTGCAATCATACTTGCACAAAGCAATTAAACCATTGAACCAATTGAGATCAATGGAAGACTCACTAGTTATTTACAGAATCAGTCGTGCTCCAGAACGCCGTATTTTCTACATTGACGTTGGTAATCTACCTAAAATGAAGGCAGAACAATACGTCCGTGATATTATGACTAAGTTTAAAAATAAACTTGTGTATGATGCTTCTAGCGGTGAGGTTCGAGATGACCGTAAGTTCATGACAATGCTAGAAGACTTCTGGCTACCTCGTCGTGAAGGTAAAGGTACTGAAATTACTACATTGCCAGGCGGTCAAAATCTTGGTCAGATTGAAGATATTGTTTATTTCCAGAAAAAGCTATATCAATCATTGAATGTTCCTATTACAAGACTTGACTCTGAAGGACAGTATAACTTCGGCCGTGGTAATGAGATTACAAGAGATGAAGTCAAGTTTGCAAAGTTTATCAATAGACTACGTAATAGATTTTCTAATCTTTTCACAAAGATTCTAGAAAAGCAATTAATCCTTAAAGGTATTATTACATACGACGAATGGGAAGCAATTAAAACTCAACTTCGTTACAAGTTCTCTCAAGATAACTATTATGCTGAATTGAAAGAAACTGAAATTCTGAGAGAACGAATTTCAATGCTTAAAGATATTGATGATTATGCTGGTAGATTCTATTCTAATGAATGGATTCGTAGACATGTTCTTCGCCAGACTGATGAAGAAATGCAGGAAATTGACAAGCAGATTGAGCAAGAAGCTGATGATCCAAAATATGCACCACCGGCTGAAACACCAATGCCACAGCCTGGACCAGGTGGATCTTCACAAACACTAGCTCCTGCAGGATCTTCACAACTTCCTAATCTTCAAGGTCAATAACTAATTTTAATAAATAGGATATATTTAAAAGGAATATTTTATGCCAGATATAACTGATTTACTTGGTCTAGCAATTGATAAGAATCCAGTAGATTTTGCAGATGCATTTGACGCTATTTTAAGAGATAAGGCAATGACTCCTCTTGAGAATAAGCGCATTGAACTTGCACAAAGCATTTATGGTGAACCTGAAACTGACGACTCATCAGATGAGTTTGATCTAGATTTTGATGGTGATCTTGATGATTTAGACTTAGACCTAGATGATTTAGATCTTGATGATTTGGATTTAGACTCATTCGATAGCGAGGACGACGATGAAGACGCTTAAGACTCAATTTGATCTCTACAGACCTAAAGCGAAAGATGAACAAGATTTCGTTGACAAGCATGTAGTAGATAAAATTAAAGATCGCAACGGAAATGGCGCCGATGTTTTCCAAGGTAACACAAAGCCAGTAGATCGTAAGAAGACTCGCCTCGGTTATAATCCAGGTGAAGATCAGACTGTAAATGAAGGTACTATGCGTCTTTCTAAGGTGCATATTATTCATCATCACGATCACCCTGAAGCAAAAGAATTTGCCAAGAATTATGTAGCTGGTAAGATCGGTGACCACAGAGAAGGTGGTCCTACTGAAAAGGATGAGAAGGCTGCTGATGCTTTCCATACCAGATATAGCTATCGTCATACACGTCACGGTTTCGCAGGTTCAGGTACAACAATCTACCATGACCGCAAAACTGGTGCAGAATGGAAAGTAGATCGCCATCCAAATGGTAAGACATTTTATGGTACTGATCACATCATCTCACCTCATGTTCCAATGCATGAAGAGGTAGAACTTGAAGAAGCTAAGGTAGATTCTTCTCACACATTCCAACACGGCGATGTCGTGAATGTTCACTATCGTGATATATCAGGCAAAACTTTTCACGGTAAAGCAAATGTCGACAAAGCAACATCTTCATTCGTTCATCTTAAGCATCCAAAAATCGATGAAGTATTAAAATTTCATA